TTAGAATTTTCATGGTATATAGAATTTTCATAGTGCATTATCTTGTCACCTGTATCGTATTTCCACCTTTCCCAAAATCCGTTAGAATTATTCCGATATATTATATTACCATTTTCATCGTATATACGATTCGTCCAAAATCCATTAGAATTTTCAAAGTATATTTCTCTACCCTCTGAGTCATATTCGTATTTATGCCAAAATCCAGTAGATTCTTCGTAGTACGTTCTGTTGCCTTCCGAGTCGAACTCGGATTTACGCCAATATCCAGTACATTCTTCGTAGTACACACGATTGCCCCGACTATCATCTATTTCGAGCGGGAAATATTTAATCTTTAGTAGTTGTGCGATTGTTGGTTCGTTGCTCGGTAAATTACCTTGCTCTCTCTTCCTATCAGCTCGTTGGTGTTCCTCCCACCACCCTTGCATTTCCCCTGAATATTGAGACGCATCTACTGTTTTAAGTTTTCTGCACAGCTCAGGAACCTTTTCTTCCAATACTTTTGCTGCGCCTAGTTCGTGTACCTTGTCCCAATCCCCATGACCATAGCACATTACTGGTAGCTTCCCAGTTTCTAACTCCTCTAAAAGAGCCAACACTTTTGATGCCTCAATTTCTTCAGGTCTTCCTCTCAGGTATCCAGCGTCACAAGCCATATAATCCTCCTTATTTTATTGTGTAGTAGTACACTTATAGTTTACTTGCACACTCAACAAAAAAAGGGCACCCCACGATTAAGCGAGATGCCCTCTGTTAATGTGTTATCCACAAACTATATAAGTTGTCGGAAATAGTCAAGCATTTTTTTTGCTTGTAATCGATTATAGCTCCTACGTCCTGTGAGCCAATCGTTTAGGGTGAGAACTTTTCTTGATATGTCCTTGGTCTTGTAGTGTCTCAGGGCGTACCAATGCGGGTCTCCCTGTACTTCGCACCAAAACTCCATAGCCGCTTGTTCCTCCTCAGAGGGCTTACCATGTCCCTTTGGGGATAGAAGCTGGTAGATTCGCTCCTTAAACTTCTCTGACCATTCTTCCTCCCCCATATACACGGACACGTGCTTAGAGAACTCGGCTATGCTATAGGGGCTCGCTTTAACAACCTCCCTAATCTCAGGCAGGGTCATTCTGCTTCTCTTTCTTAATCACCTGAATCAAACCAATGAGACCTACTGCAAACGAAGCAATAGCCTCCCACAGTTCGGGTGATAGGGTTACGCCTATGGCGCTTCCAATGGCAACAACGCCTTGGTACGTGCTAGGCTCAGTGAATCGTTCTTTTAACCAATTCCAAATCATAGTAATGGGTCTTTTGTTAATGATAAATACTGTTAGGTCAATGATAGGCACAATCTTACGCAGACTCAATACTCTTTTGGCTTTGAGCTGGGGCAGGGGCGTTTCCTTCACCCTCTTTAATTTGGCGTGATACTCGCTCCTGTTATCGAGGCTTACCGATTTTATCTTCTTCCTACTAAGTCCCATCTGCCCCCATTTGATAAGAATTCTAGCTTTTCTTTACCTTTATGGTCGCAATGTATAAAGTTTTCGTCAGGATAGTAACATATACGCATATAATCAGAAGCCCTGAGTTCGTCCAATAACAGCTCAATGTTCTCACAGGTGTAGTCTACTGCACCTTTCCCTTTAAACGTATGCTCGCTCGTGCCACCTCTACCGCTTGCTATTTCCCATTGTACCGAGCGATACCCTGAGTTGCCGGACACGTGTATAGGCACACCCATTTCGTGGCGTATCGGGTTGATTATGGGCTTGTGGTAGCGCTCTATCTTGTCCACGACATGAACGGGAACCGTGGTCATAACCCTATCTATCAGGAACTCTTTAATGCTAAAATAATCGTAGTAGTGCATGATTCTTGCGACATTAGTTAATATGTGAGCACTTAACGTAGGATAAATCGTTCACACAATCAATACCCTATAAAAAAAGAGGCAACCCATTTTATATGAGCCACCTCTTCTTCAAAATATACCCAAACGTTAACAGTACTCTTAACAAGTTGTTATGTTTAGTTTAAGTATCGGAGCTTGCTCGCACCGAAAAAGAATAGGGGCTTTCACACTCCCTATTCATAAGGAATACTAATGAATGAACTAAAACAATGTGTCGATGATATATTTTAGTATGGGGTCTTTATCAAAAGGGCAGTGGTGCTTCTTGTCCTTGTGAGACAGGAGCATCTTCTCGCTCCGCCACTTTTACTTCGCCCTCGGTATAAACTACTTTACCGTTGCCCAAATAAATCTTTGGGTTGCCAGCCTCTCGCTCTTCCTTGGATTGGCTCATTGCGATACTAGCATTGTTTCCAAATCTAGTTTCGTCATTTATAAAGACCGTTACGTTTGCGTACGTGCCTTTTTTCCCAGTAACTAGGGATTCTTTTGGTATTTTGGTTACGTCAATAGACGCATTAATTATTGTCGCCATTTTTCTTATGTATATGGTTATTTGTTTGAGTTGGTAATATAGTATAATCGTGGGTTCGTGTCAAGCATTAAATTTGTAGCCCTAACTCACTGTGATGGTGAAACTTAAAGCGGTCATGCGTAAGCTGACCTCTCCTGCTCTTCACTAGCTTTACAAAGACACTGTTGTAGGCGTGCGTATCTCCATCTCTCCACCCCTTCACCCTTTTCTCGTTCAGGGCATTTTCTAGCACTAAGGACTCTATCATGCTCGGTCTAAAGACGGAGGTCATACAGTGAGCCACGTTCTTGATGACTTGCGCCCATTGTGCGTCCTTGTACTTAGGCTCTAAAGCCCACCCGCTCCTATTGTATTCGGATATGGTGACTTGGCTCGGAACCAGTACCAGCACGTTTAACTCCTTAGCTATCTGCTTCAGTATTTTAGTGACATAGTTAATCTCTAAGGTTCTCGAATCGTATTTGGCTTGGGCGTACACCTCTTGAATGTAGTCAATCACCACAAAGTCAAGACCATATTCCATCTTAGCCAATCGGCACAATCGCTTTATTTCGTCTATGTCATCGGTTGAGTCTACGATGCGGACGTTATCAGCGTGCTGGACTGCGGTTATAGCGAGATGGGTAGCCGTGTTTACGTCATAATCCTCCATTTGGAACCACAGCCCTTGATACCCCTGTATAGCCAGCCTAGAGGCTAGGTACGAGGACAGCTGGGTCTTTCCGTGCCCTGAATCCGCTAGTATAACGTTTATGTCCCCTTTATGGAGCCCTACGTCCTTGTACAAGGCATCGTCTATGTTGGGGACGCCTGTAAGTAGCTTCTCTTTCTTAGGTTTCTTCGCTTCTCGGTCAAATATCTCGCTCGGAGTCAGCGCATCTACGGGAGTCGCCTCGTCCAGTTCCCCGCTCAGCTTATCTATCTGCATCATGAGTTCGTCCATGGTCGTGGACGGGTTATGAGCGAGCTGGGTCGCCTGCGTCAATGACTTAGTCAGCTTTTTACGGTCAGCGGTATCTTTGAGGATGCGAGCATAGCCCTTAATGTCCTGTTCTAGGGCACGCTGGTACATCTGCAACTCTAACAGGTACGCACTCGAATAATTCTCTAGCTTAGCGGATAGGGTGTCCTCGTTGAATAGAATCCCCTGAGCGTGTTGCTCGCACGCCTCTAAATAGATAGGGTATAAATTAGGGAAGTGAGTGGCATCAGTAACGCTGAATATAAGGTCTCTATATTCTTTACTGGCTATGAGCGTACCCACCAACACTTCCTCTAAGTGTCGTTGGTCTAGTTGGCTCATAACAATTCTAAGGCTTTACTGCGTCCGTATGCGGTGAGCGTGTAATTGGCAGGGTGATTGTCTGCGGTGATGATACCCGCCTGAATCAAGCTACATATCGTTGAAAAGGTCGTCCAATAGATGTCGTGATGGTCTTTAACCATAAGGGGTTCTATGTCGGCATACATTGCCTGCCCCTTTTTATCTAATAACGTTAATATGCTCAGTTCGTTCTCAGTCATTTTTCTTCTCATTAGTTTTTCTTAAATCTCGTTTAGTTACTGTTCCATTTTTATTGAATGTGTGAATAATCCATCCTTTACGGTCGTACCACGTCATCGCAATAACCCGAATATACCTACCCGCAAATTTCTTTGCAAAGAGAATATACGATTTTTGCGAGGGGGGTCGGTTCGTCTTGATTTGTACGAGCCACACGTTTTTTCCGTCCATGGCTATGAGGTCGAACCCGTCAAAGGTTGACTCAGCACAATCACAGTCCATGCGCCAGCACTTGGTACAAAGTCCAGCGAAAAGGTCTTTAGATTTTCGGAAACGCCCTCCCAATTCTACTTCATCGACTATCATTCCTTTGTCGTGAAAGAATTGAATGGCTTTAGTTACGGTTCTGCGTCCTTTTTGTTTGCTCATATCCTAAAGAAGCCCCCACCACCACTGATACGATGATGGCAGAGGCTATGATGGTACCCAAAAACATGGTTATTTAGTACGTTTGAAGTCGTCTGATTCGTCCTCACTAAAGATGCCCTCGGAGTAGAAGCCAGTGAGCTTGAGTACCGCACGAGACATCGCCCGCTTTTCCGCTGTTTCTACGGGATAGTGAGGAAGGGGTTTACCCTGCTTACTGGTTTTTACGGGACAGTTGTAGTGGTTGGCTGTACCAAACGATTCTACGGTAAAGATTTCACCGTTCTCATCGACCTTGGTAGCGAGAGCCTTCACACAACAATTTTCTTGTCCCTCGGTTAGTTCGGGTACTACGTGATACGTCACCTGAATCTTGTCATGAGCCATTATCTTTTCTACGCCTGTTCGGGTAATGATAATAAAGCCTTGATATTGATGTTTAAAGAAGTCGGAGCCTACTAAGTTGTAGCGCTCGGCTAGTTTTCTAAGTGTTTCTTGTTGGGTACTCATAGTAATGTAATGGTGTTTGCGTTTGAGATTGATTCGTTTTGGGGAGTAGGATTTTCTTTCCACTCGCCTATACGGTAAAGTACTTTACCTAATTCTTCGGTGGCTCTTGATTGGGTTTCAGGGTCGATACCGTAGACAGCCGTATTATAAGGATATTCCTTTTCGATGGCAACAAAGTAAAAGTCGTCCATAGGAACTCCTAGCACCTGACAATAAAAAGCAGCTTGTAAGTCATACCGGTACTTCCAGAAGTCTGATTTGAAGGCACGCTCCGAAGCGTCTCGGCACGACTTCCAATCAATGATGGCTAGGCGCTCAGAATTGCGCTGTAAGAGCCTATCGGGACGCACCCGATACTTGAGTCCGTATAGGTCTTCCTCTTCGGTAAAAAAGGAATACTCGTCCAATACGTCCGCTGGTTCGTACAGCTCCATCACATTCTTGAGTCCTTGATTGCTCATAGCGGACTTGTGCATTTTTATGATGGTGTCGTGGTCTTGCATTGAGATGACTTGTTCTCCTTGTTTAAGGGACTCCTCAAACTCTTGCTTAAACACTTTATAGTCCTTGGTCATAGTAGGAGCTGAGATGTCGGGTCTTCGCTCAAGTATGTCCGCTATAATGGCGGTGTCATCAAACACTCTAAACCGTTTGGTATAGGCTACTTTGTCCTCAAAGAACGTGTGCATCGCATCTCCGAATAGGAGCGCCTGTGACGGTTCTATAGGTTGTAGCGCTTTGGCTATGGAATGTTTCGCCACACTTTTCACGAAGGAACTACTGATGTAGTCTTTGTGAGAGTGGTACTCGTTATTGGGCATATGGTTGAACTGTTTCATTAGTTGGTTCCTCGTTTATCTTATAGGATTGATGGTAATTGTTACGGGCGGAGTACAAGCACATTTCGAACGCTCGAATGTAGGCTTGCGTGTATTTGTCGGGATTAGGAAGCGACCTGAGCCCAGCCAAGAACGCCTCCATAAATTCAATGTGATTACTCATTACTTTGCTCCGTTATGATGTATAGGTAATCTTTTTTCTTCGTGGTACAGGTACTCTAAAACAGTGTCCTGCTCCTCTGGGTCTAGCTTATCTATTAGTGTAAACACTAATGACACAAGCTCTTCTTGCGGGTCTTCGGAATAGATTGCGGTTGATACGTATTCCTTAATGACGTTTATTTTGTACTCTTTCATAAGTTTTATCCTTTTAGTTTAAGATTGTGGATAGTAATCTACGAATAAGTATTGAACTTGCAAAATTATTTTTGTAGGTTGCAATAAATTCAGGAAAGAGTAGTGGACTTCCCTGAGTTTTCCATCTAAAACTTGAACCCTATTCCATGACGTAGCCACTACCTACTGATTGGTCTAGGGTTTTTTTATTTACGCAATATGATACAAGTACCTAACCATACACAGATACCGAACACCTTTATAGATGAGAGTATGGCACGCCTCACACACGCCCAGTTTAAGGTGCTCATCGCTATATGCCGAAAGACCATTGGGTGGCACAAGCACTCGGACTATATAAGTATATCCCAAATAATGGAGCTGGCTAATGTCTCTAATAAGACCGTAGTAAACGCTTTGGTTCAGCTAGAGGACATGGGCTATATCACCACTAAAAAAAGCGAAAGAATGACCACGCTCATCACCATAAATTATGAGGGGGCTAGTGTAATGAGTACACCACCTAGTGTAACTACTACACAACCTAGTGTAATGAGTACACAAGGTGCTAGTGTAATGAGTACACACACAAAAGAAACTATTAAACAAACCATATATAAATATAGCGAGTTCGTTGATTTATGGAATGAGCTGTATGGAACGAGGCTAAAGGTGACGGAGTCTAAGAAGAAACAGATTAGGGCTAGGCTCGAAACGTTTACTCAGGACGAAATTAT